CGGGACATTGGGTGAAAGATTGTTATGCGAAGAAAAATAATATTAGTAATAAGATTGAGTATGACGAAGATCTAGATGAAAAGCCTTTAAACAAAAAGGTAAAATCTGTAAAACAAACGGATACGTGTTATCGTTGCGGGCGCAGAGGACATTATTCTCCTGATTGTTACGCAAAGAGCCATAAGGAAGGATATGAGTTGAGTGAAGATAAGGACGAGGATGACGACGATGATGAAGATGAAGATGACGATGATGAAGATGACGATGACGATGACGATGACGATGATGAAGATGACGATGATGGTTAAAAAATCTCATCGCAGTTTATTTCTCTCATTAATTTAAGATTATCTTCGTGTTCTTTTTTTATTATTTCTTCTTTATACAAGGCAATCCTTAAAATATCTTCAGAAACTGTATTACGTACCTTAATAATTCCGATTGATAAATCTTTAATTATATTCTTAGAGTAATTAATTCTAAACTCGATATCTTCAATATACATTTCTTTCTTAATTTGACTAAGGCTGCATTTATCATATATTTTTTTGGTTTCCCTTTCTTCTTCTATATCTAATTGATCACTATTAAACTGAATACTTCGTATAGCATCTAAACTTGCTCCATATGCTATATTTAATCTATTTTGGTCTCGTCTCAATTTGAACTGTTTTTCTAATTCGTCTAACTCAAGCTTAAGTTTATTTTTTAATTTATATTCTAAATCGCTCTTGTTAAGTTTATTGATTTTTTCCCGAGTTTTTTGATCTTGCTTATTATAAATTTGGAATGCTTTAGATCTCAGTTTGTTCGTATTCATCTATTATTATTTATTTGTTATTTATATTTAGATCTGGGTAAAAATTAAAATTCCAGCACAGAGCATGACTCTCAAGGCTAATTATATAACCTAAAGATATATCACTAATATTATTAAATGCTCCCTGAGCCGTCAGAAGAACAAAAACAAATTTTAACAGCATTAGGGGAAGATAAAAATATACTTGTTGATTCTGTTGCAGGTTCAGGAAAGACAACAACAATTCTCTTTTTAGCATTAGCATTTCCTAAAAAGAATTTTGTTGTAGTTACATATAGTAAACGACTCAAGGATGATTGTCGAAACAAAGTCAAAGAACAAAATGTAAAAAATCTAGAAGTTCATAGTTATCATTCATTTGGTTTATGTTATTACACCGAGCCCTGTATAACAGATAAACATCTTTCTGAAATTATAACTAATAATATGGAATTAAAGAAAAGATGCAAAGCAGATGTATTTATTTTTGATGAAACACAAGATATGACTAAAATATATTTCCATTTTTTACAAAAGTGTAGACGAGATATTGGAAATAATCAATCCCAGATTGTAGTTCTTGGTGACCAAAAGCAATGTATTTATGATTTTCCCCAAAAAGGAGCAGATTATAGATACCTTACATTATCGCCACAAATCTGGGATTCAGAGAAAGAATGGATTTCTCTTCATTTACAAACAAGCTACAGAATTACTAAACCAATGGAATTGTTTGTGAATAATGTAATGCTGGGAAATGAAAGAATGAAATCTGTAAAAAAGTCGTCAATACCTGTAAGATATATTACAGGTGATCCATTTACGCGTGTTCCTGAATATATTTTGAAAGAGATTCAAATGCTTATGGCATCAAAAAATTATAAACCAGATGATTTTTTCATTTTAGCACCTTCTGTTCGTACAACAAATTTAAGAAATCCTATTAAGAAACTTGAAAATATTCTTGTGCAATCAGGTATTCCTTGTTTTGTTCCTATAACAGATGATGAAGATTTAAAAGATGAAGTATTAAATGGTAAGATTGTTTTCTCTAGTTTCCACCAAAGCAAAGGATTAGAAAGAAAAGTTGTTTTTGTTGCTAGTTTTAGTATGTCATATTATTTTGTTCATAAAGAACATAGCAGAGAAATATGTCCAAATCCAATTTATGTAGCAGCAACACGCGCAAAAGAGTGTTTATATTTATGGGCGGAAGATAGTGTAAGAAATGTACTGCCTTTTTTAAGGAAAGAATTATTAATCCCATCGCATTACCTTGAAAAAATAGATTTGGGAATTGAAATTATTTATCCTGAAAAGCTGGATAGACCTACAAAAAAATCTGTAACGGAACTTACACGATTTATGCCAGAAGATTTGATGGGAAGAATAGTAGAACTATGTAAAATGAAAACTATTAAATTACCTTATACTGACATAAAACTACAATCAATTATTTCTACACAAAATGATTTAAAAGAGATGGTATCCGATTTAACAGGAATTGCGATTCCTACAATTTATGAACATAGATTAACAGGAAAAATATCAATTCAAAAGTTCTTAAAATATTCTTTTGTAAGATCACTTAATGAATCGATAAATAATAATAAACGATTAAATAATGAAACTGAAATAAGAGAATGGATAAATTATGTGAAGGATGAACCTACGCAAATTTCAGAGTATTTGCGAATGGCTAATATTTATTCTTCTGTAAGATCTGGCTATTTGTTTAAAATAAAACAAATATATGAATATACTTGGTTAGAAGAAGAAAATGTAGAACTATTATTAAAAAATTTAACAGATACTATAAATATTGATTCAGAAACAATGCATTTTGAAGATGAAATGGTTGATTATAATGGATATGAATGGGGTAATATTAAAATTCAAATTAGTGGTGTTCCTGACCTAGTAGATGACACAGCAATATGGGAATTCAAATGTGTACATAGTTTATTACCAGAACATAGTATACAACTTGCTTTGTATGCTTGGTTATGGGAAAGAATAAATAAGAAAGAAAGAGGTTCAAGAAAATATTTTTTACATAATATAAGAACTGGGGAGACATTGGAATTAACAGGAATAGAAAATCTTACAAATATACTTGGTCTAATATTAGAAAATGTATTTCAAGAAAAAAAGATCCTTTCTGATGAAGACTTTATTTTGAAGTGTAAAAGTACAGAATTAGATAGTCCAATTGTAAAGAAGTGTTTAATCATTGACGATGATGATTAAAATTGATATATTACACAAATAAATATATAATATAGTATGGATCTTTTACTAGCTAGTAACTATTTGAATGAACTGAGGAATGAATATAAATCTGCTACAGATGAAGATAATCTTAACAGAATTATATCTCGTATGAAACAAATAAATAAAATAATATCTAACGACTATAAAATTATAGCTGAACGAGAAGTCTGTAGAATTATGCAAAAACCTCCATCGATGAAACTTGTTCGTTTGGAACAGACAAGACGCGCAAAATTATTTGAAATAACAGGAAGAGTTTTATAAATAATACCTAAACCCACCCAACAGAATCTACATATGACAGATTGGGTACGAGTCCACGCATACGCGCAACATACATATGTACAAACATTTCCTATCACAAGTTTTTTAGTATCTGGTGTATCTTCATCTTTACTTATGGCAAAATAAAAAAAAAAAATTGAAGCAGCTGGCTCACAATGTAAAGTTTATCATAAAAAATATCAATAAATGAAGTATCTGCACGAACTTCTTACCCGCATTATTTCTGGAGAGAATGCCTCTAGCATTCTTATGGGACTTGCACCGCAGGATAAGGGACATGTTGGAGAGGCACTTCTACGCATCCTTGTTCTTCTTGGCATTCACCCGACTAATCCATCTTCTTTCGTAATCCCGTATCAATCTATCCCTACTAAACGCCGTCTGGAGGCTATTTCTGGTATCTCAGAACGCCTTGATATTCTCAATATTGGGCTAACCAATTCAGGTGGATCAAATAAGATTGATGTCACGTGGCGCGATGGGAGCACGATTGTTGTATGCTCTTGTAAGATTGGAATGATTGAGGTGAGGTCCATTGCAGATCTTGATATCGTTCCTATGCTTGCAGAATTTACTGAGAGTGGTGGCTATACAGAATGTGGTAAGCCTGTGCTTCGTGATTCTGTTGTAGGATATAGCCTTGTATATAATAAGAATAAGGTTCTTCGCCTGGCTGAAAAATCAAAGGCAAGTAATAAGGTCTCAAAAGACAACTTGAACCTACTGGATATTGACGATTTGAACAGGATGTGTGCCGTCCTGCTTGAGCGTATTGAGCAGTGTGCTTCTAAGGACTTTGAGACCATTCTCAACCACCTTCTGTCTGATGAGAAGCCCTCCCTAAGGACACGCCTACACCAGAAACTTATCTGCTCAAAGGTGATGCGTCTTATTAGCTCAGGGAAGAAGACAATTCTCATTGGTGCTCTTCCACGCTCAGGAAAGACTTACATGGGTGCATTCATCGCTAAGAACTTCAAGAAGATTCTTATTATCACTACACGCCCTGGTGAAACCCGCACTCAGTGGAATAAGGTCTTCAAGGACCATAGGGAGTTCTCCGCTTACAAGGTGAAGGATCTAAACTCATCATCATCTGCCGAGATTGCCCTTTCCAACAAGAAGGATGAGAATATGGTTGCCGTTGCTTCCATTCAGTTCTTCAAGATGGATGAGCGCGATGCCCTGATTGGACTTGATTGGGACCTTGTGCTTCTGGATGAGATTCATGAGGGTGGAAGTACAGAACTCTCTAACGCTATGCTTGATACTTACATCGGCTCAAAGCCCATTCGGGTTATGATGACTGCTACTTACACCAAGCCAGTAGAGTATTATACTATCCCATCTGAGTGCTGTTGCTTCTGGGATTTGGAGGATGTGCGTCTCATGCGTAGTTGGGGTGAGCCAGAGGTATTTGCTCGTCTCTGCGACAAGTATGGTGCTTCTGATGTGGCTATCGCCCGTGATGATACCTACAAGAGTGGAGAGACCGATGCTTCAATTCGCCTCTGCTATGTTAATGCCCCGCGCTTGGGTATTCTTACGAATATTATGCAACCCACTATTTATGATGAACTTCGTATGGCTACGGGGTCGCCTGACAATGTGTATGGCTTCTCAATGCGGTCTCTCTTGATGCCTACCAAAGACGGCAAGGCTTTTCAAAATCAGAAGGCAGTAGATACATTCCTTGCCATCATCTCTGGTTCTGACAAGATGAAGCACTACAAGAAAGGCGATATGTCAATGTTCACCCGCGTCACCAGATACTGGAAGACTATCGGGCATCGTGATTCCGACGAGTTTATGACGCAGATGTGGTTCCTTCCTTATGGTGTGGGGCAACATGTGGAAGATGTAAAATGTGCTATGATTTCACGCATCAATGCGAACTCAGTTCTTAAGAACTTCGCTACGCTCACTCTTGACTCTGAATCAAGGGTAAATGGAGTAAAGGTAAACGATATGAGCAAGGCTGTCGCCAGTGCTGTTGTTGATGCAAAGGCACAGGGTAAGAAGGGTCTTATCTTGCTAACTGGTAATGTAGGCAGTCTGGGTGTTTCTCTTCCCGAGGTGGATGTGGCATTCATGCTTCACGATAAGGAGAGTGCTGATATGAACTACCAGCAGATGATGCGTGTGCTTACTGAGATGGTAAATAAGAAGTATGGCATCGTTGTAGATTTCAATGTCTGGCGTGTGCTTACCACGCTTAACATCTATGCGACAAGTCGCTGCGGACAGGCTGATAAGTCTTCTGCTGACAGAATTAGCTGGTGTGTAAGCAACCTCATTGATGTGGATCCTGACTTGTGGGAGTGTACAGAGAGCCCTGAGAAATTTCCGCAAGATAAGATTATTGACGAACTGACGAAGCAGTGGCGTAAGATGCTGGAACAGACCGGTACATCGCTCAATACACTTGCAAGGACACCTATTGATTTAGGTGAAGACCAGAAGGAACTTGACCAGATTGCGAAGTATCTGGAGGAGGGGTCTGGTAAGGCTACACTTGAAGTAAATCCTGATCAAGAGAAACTGCCATCGGGTATTGAGCAGAGGGGTGGTGGCGATGACGATGACGAAGAGGATGACGAGGAGAAAAAGGAGGATGAGGATATTGCTAAGAAGGCTAATCTGAACGATGTTCTCGCTCGGTTTATCCCAGAGTTTTCCCTACTGTCTGGCTGTAAGCATGACCTTCGTGAGGCGATGGAAGCTATTTACAGTAATCCCAAGACTCGTCATGCGATTAACGAAACTCTTATTCAACTCTATGGTTAATAATAATACAAAAACGTTTTAACAAGACAAAATAAAAACCTATTTTTTTGGACCAGTAAAAAATTGAACGCCCGGCATCGATATAAGTCTATCAAAACAATAACTACAATGGCTACAACACGGGATCCATTTCTCGCCCTCTTAAAAATTGTAAGGAAGAAGGCTAACTATGAAAATTTGACGCTTGCGAGGGAAACCTTTGAGGTTATTAGTAATCGCATGGGAGTCATGGGAGTACTTGACAATCCCCAAGAACTTGTATCATTCCTCGGGCAACATCTGAAGCCAAAAGAGTTAGAGAAAAAGCAAAATGGAGAGGTCTTTACACCACCTGATCTTATTGAGCAGAAGTTCAATAAACTGACTCTTGCTGACCCGCAGATTTGGTCTGACCCTTGGAAGAGGTTCCTAGATCCTGCAAACGGGATCGGCAACTATCCAGCCCTTGCATTTCATCGCCTTATGGAGGGTCTCAAAAATGCTATTCCCAACGAAGCTCTTAGGAAGAAGCACATCCTTGAGAATATGCTCTTTATGTGCGAACTAAACAAGAAGAACATTGAGGTCAGTCGCAAGGTCTTTGACCCTGAAGGTGTGTACGCTCTTAACTTGTATCAGGGGAGTTATTTGGATTTAGACCCTAAGAAGGAGTGGGGTGTGGAGAAGTTTGATGTCGTCTTCGGCAATCCGCCTTATCAGGAAAAGGTTGGTCCAAGAAAAACTAATCCCCTTTGGCATTTATTTGTTATGAAATCCATTGATCATCTAACAAAGGGTGGTTATTTAGTTCTTATTCATCCACCAGGATGGAGAAACATTGACGGAAACTTCAAGCAGACTCAAGATAAAATGCTGGGACTAAACTTGAAGTATCTTGAAATCCACGATGAACAAGATGGAGTTTCTACATTCAAATGTAGTATTCGCACAGACTGGTATATCTTACAAAACAAAAATGTAGATAAGACAGAAACGACAATCAAGTTTCAAGATGGAACACAATCTATCATAGATGTAAAGGGTCTTGGATTTATTCCAAATGCTCAATTTGACAAGATATATTCACTTATTGCAAAACAGGGAGAAGAAAAACTAAACATCATTCACGATTACTCCTCTTATGAAACAAGAAAGAAATGGATGAGCAAAACAAAGACCGCCTCTAAAGTTCACCCGTGTATATACACTGTGAATTCAAAGCACAATCCAACGTTCTTCTATTCTGAAAAAAAGGTAGAGCACTTTGGAACATCTAAGTTGATATGGAGCAATGGTGCTAAACCTGGAAGCCTCATTGACGCGAGTGGTGCATATGGACTGACGCAATTTGCTTATGCGATTGTTGATACGCCTTCAAATCTGCCACACATGAAAGAGGTATTTGATACACCAGAGTTTCGTGGTTTAATGGAACTCTGCACATTTGGACAGGGTCATATTAACTACAAAATTCTGAAGTTATTCAGAAAGAATGCGTGGAGAGCCTTTATAGATAAATATTCAGAGGCAGATACAGTCCAACTTCCTGTTAATGAAATAGTCTATACAGAGCCAGTAGCCCAGCCAGTCGTTGTGTCCACAACTACCCAACCTGATTACAAGAAGATGAAGGTCGCTGACTTGAAGCAACTCTGTTTAATAAGAGAAATTGATACTATAAAGAAAAAGAAGGAAGAGCTTGTCTCTGCATTAATTACTTGGGATGAGTCTAAAAACACTATAGTTGTTCCAAAGAAACGGGTGTTTAAAGTTGTAAGTACTCCTGCTGTTTAATACAAAATTTGAACCAAACGAAATCAAAATCTCAAACAAAGCCATGAACAATACAAGTACAAATACAACTTCACTTACAGATAGCATTGTGAATAAACTTGAAAGTTTAGTCACAATGCCCATATATT